ACCAGAAATTACTGCTACAATCAGCGGCAGCATATTGGGCGAAGAGTGGTCAGCGATTGCGCCTACCACACCGTCTTGGGCGGCGGCTTCGGCTGGCGCACCTAGCATTTGGTCTAGCGCCCCAGCGGCGGCAACAGGGAATTGGTTAGGACAATGATACAGTTTGGCGAATGGCTACCGGATCAGCCTGACTTTACCAACGCAGGCGTCGTTGAGGCGACAAACGTGGTGCCTGCATATAATGGCTATCGCAGTTTTAACGACTTTGTCGATTATTCAAACGCGGCGTCTAGCACTCTGTTAAACATATTTGCGGCTAAAGACAACGACGGCACCGTGCGCCTGTTCGCCGGTGACGCGTCAAAGCTGTATTTGTTTAACGCTGGCACAACAAACCTAGACGACATCAGTAAGGCTGGCTCGCCAGCTTATGACTTGGAAAGTAACGAGCGCTGGCGCTTTGTGCAATTCGGCGACACGGTTATTGCGTCCGGCGGAATTGGCGAAGAGTTGCAGAAGTTTCAGCTAGGCACTGACAGCGCGTTTTCTAACTTGTCCGGCACACCGCCAAAGGCAGACTTTATTACGGTTGTGCGTGACTTTGTGTGGACGGCCAACATCGACGAAGGCTCAGGCCGCGTGCCGTATAAGGTCTATTGGTCAGGCTTTAACGACGCAACGAGCTGGACGGCTGGCACGGATCAGTCTGACTTTCAAGAGATACCAGACGCTGGAGCCATTACCGGGATGATCGGCGGAGAATACTGCACGCTCCTGATGGAACGCGCCATCGTGCGAGCCACTTACTCAGGCCCGCCGCTTATCTTCCAGTTTGACAAAGTCGAGACTGCCAGAGGCTGTCAGGTGCCGGGGTCGGTTTGTAACATCGGTCACAACATATTCTACCTGTCGGATGACGGCTTTTACATGTTCGACGGGTCGCGCTCTCAGTCTATCGGCGCAGAGAAGGTCGATCGGTTCTTTTTAGAGCAGGACTTTAACTTCTCGTATAAGGACAAGATGACGTCTACCGTTGACCCGCAAAATCAGCTCGCTGTGTGGTCGTATGTGTCAAACAGCTCTCTCGATGACCAGCCCGACACATTGTTGATATTCAACTACGCTCTGGGTCGCTGGTCTTTGGTGAGGGTCAAGAACGACTTAGTGGCACCGTTCTTTACGGCTGGCTATTCACTAGAGCAACTGGATAACATCAACACCAGCCTAGACGCCCTCCCGGCCTCACTCGATAGCGCGCTGTACAAAGGCGGTCAGTATTTGTTTGGCGGCGCAAACGGCGCAAAAATAGCGGCGTTTTCCGGCGACCCAATGCAAGGCACGATTGTCACCGGCGAGGCAGCAGTCAAGGTCGGAAACCACGCAATAGTCACGCGCCTTTACCCGTACCACGAGGGCGGGTCAGTCGAGCTGTTTGTCGGATTGCGCGGCACGCCGACAGACACAGTAAACTTTCAAGCTGGCGGCACGACAAACGCCGCAGGCTTTGTGCCGTTTAGGGCGCACGACCGTTACCACCGCGTGAAGATGTTGCTAAGTGGTCAGTGGTCATACGCGCACGGCGTTGACGTTGACGTAAGGCCAGTGGGTCGCAGATGACAACAGCACAGCGCAGCACAAATTTTCGCACGTTAAACCCTGTCACAGCCACAACAAGGGAAGTGTCAGAGGTATTAAACAGGACTATTGATGGCGGATTAAATAGTATTGGGTACGCCACGCTTACAGCAAGCTCCACCACCACCACTGTAAACGACCCGCGATATGGGGTAGAGAGTATCGTATTTTTTACCGGCTACAACAAAACGCTAGAACACAGTTTGCCTTTTGTTAAAAGCACTAGCACCAATGGGACGATGATAATTGAACACAAAAATCACGGACATGACGTCGACGTCGCCTACCTTATTATCGGCTGAAGACCGACTTGGCGCTCAGTGGGAACGGTGCCACAAGTGGATTAGCGACGCGCTGAAGTATGCTGGCAAAACGCACACTATGGAAGACGTCCACCACGCTGTGGCTACCGGCAAGGCACAGTTACATCCGCTAGAGAAGTCTGCTATTATCACAGAAATAGTGGACTACCCACAGCGGTCTATATGCCGCATCTGGCTTGCGGGCGGAGACTTGAGCGAGCTGACTGAGGCGGAGAAGTCCATATCGGTTTGGGCTAAGTCACTCGGATGTGACGCGATGGAGATTATTGGCAGGAAGGGCTGGCAACGGCACCTCAAAGATTACACCGCGACGGCGGTTATTTTGGCGAAGGATTTGAACGATGAGTAAAGGCGGCGGATCAACACGCACAATCACCCAGACGCAAGGGCCACCAGAATACGCCAAACCGTTTATCGAATACGGTATGGGTCAGGCCAAACAGCTTTACACAGGCGGCACCGGCCAGCAGTATTACCCCGGCCAGACGGTTGTGGGTTACTCGCCGGAAAGCGAGATGGCATTAGCAGGTCAGCGTCAAATGGCGACTACCGGCTCGCCGCTTATTCCAATGACACAGGCCGTTGTGGCGCAAAACCTAGCAGGCACAAACCCACTACAGTCGGCTGCGTTCCGCCCAGCTATCGAGGCGGTGCAGGCTGAGGCGGCCAAGTCTGGACGCTACGGCTCAGGCTACCAGCAGGCGGCACTTGGTCAGGCGCTGGCGCCACTAGCGTATCAGGCGCAACAGGAAGCACTGGCACAGGCGCCGGGCGCGTATGAGTTTGGTTTCCGAGACTTGCAGAAGCTGGCCGAAGTCGGCGCGGCGCGTGAGGCGCAGTCTCAGGCCGAGCTGCAAGCTGACATGCAGCGCTTCCAATTTGAGCAAGAGGCACCGGGTCAGGCGTTGGCTAATTATATGGCGATGGTACAGGGCGGAACGGTAGGCGGCACATCGTCACAGCCGGTATTCCGCCAGCCGGTTGGCTCGGCGCTGTCAGGCGCACTTGGCGGCGCACAGCTCGGCGGCATGTTTGGCATGCCCGGCCTTGGCGCAGGAGCTGGCGCATTAGCGGGATTGTTGGGGGCTTAGTATGAGTGTACGCGATATATTTAATCGGTTGCAGACGCCATCACGCTTGGCGCCGTCAGCCGGAATTACCGCTACCAACCAATACGGCCAACGCAGTTTTGGCGGTAATCGTCGCAATCCACCAATGATGATGCGTCCAACGGCACCGACGCTGTCACCTATGATGCGGGAAGTATTGCGTCAGGCGCAGATGAAAAAGACGCAGGCGGCGTCTGGGACTGGCATACCCGGCACAACACCCCCGGCGACCACAACGCCGCCACCGAGCCAACCTAGCGGCTTTATGGGAGCATTTAGCCAGCCGCTGACGTCACCGGTCGGTCAGGCGATTAGCCAAGCCGCGATTGCGGGTGCGCGCGCCAGCGACTACTCGCCCACACCGGTATCGCTCGGCCGTGTATTGGCTGAGATGGGTGCGGCGGCTAGTAAGGGTTACTCGGGCGCGCAACAACAGGAATTAGCAAATCTTCTGACGCAAGCAAAGATTGCGGAGAAGGTCGGAAAGTCTGGGCAGGCGTTTAGCGGCCAAAGTATGGAAGCTCAGTCTTTTAACGCGCTACTAAATATTGGTCCAAAGATAAAAGCTGGTACAGCCACTGAGCCGGAAAAAGCTACGTATTCTTTAGCGCACGGTCGTTTAGCTAAGCCGCAGCCAATTCCAACATATGATGAGTTAGGTAATCAGACAATAACTGTCGTGCCAGCGCAGGACTTGTCGATGTTTCCTGATCCGCCCGGCGGAGCTGGCAGGATCGGCACAACGACAACGAAGCCGTCATCAGAGGCAATAAAGTCAGGCAAATTTATTAAGTCTATGGACAGTATGGCCTTAAACGTAAACTCCTACAGGCAAGCGTTAGCAAACCTTAACAGAGCAGATATGGTCAGTGGTGCGGCAGAGTTTCCTACAGACGCGATGTCAGAAGCCGCCGCTATAGCAGAAGGTCTTAGATTAAATCTAAAGGAGCTTTACGAGCTTGGCGCTCTTGTAGGCGGCGACTTTCAAATTCTTGACAACTTGTTGACTAGCCCTAACTCAGTTAAAGCTGCAAAGATGGGCGGGCCAGCACTGGCTATTCAACTTGATCAACTCGAAAGAATACTCGCACAAAAGCTGGCGGAAAAGGATGCCACCCTGTCTGGAACATACAGCACTCCTATTGTTACACGCACCAAAGAAGATTGGGATAAAGTTAAGCCCGGTCAGTATGCAAAACTGCCTAACGGAACAATCAAATTGAAAGCGCAACCCTAATGAGTAATTGGTACGACAATCTCAATGATGCCATAGATGTCGGCGCCCCCACAGCCGACGGCGATGTCAAAAAAGACTTCGACGTAATGGAGTTTGCCTCTGGTCTGGCTAGGTCAATCGGGCAGGGCATTACGTTTGGAACTGCTGACGAGGCTGAGGGGTTTGTCCGAAGCATACTCGGAGATCAGACGTACAAGCAGGCGCGTGATCAGGTTCGCAAAGAGCTTGGTCAGTTTCGTTCTGAATATCCAAAAACTGCGTATGGCTCAGAGATTGCGTCGTCGATAGCTATGCCAATGGGCGTGGCTGGTTTGGCAGGTAGGGGCATTGCAAAGGGCGGACAGAAGTTTGCCCCTGAATTAACTGAGGCTATTCGCCAAACCGCCGCAAAAGCTGGTCAGAAAATTGCTACTGCGGCACCAAGAACGACAGCGGCATTAAGAAGTAAACCAGCTCAGGCCGGTTATATGAGCGCCGCGTATGGTGCCGGGGCGGCAGAAGAAATGAGCGACGTGCCGCAATCAATGATAGTGGCCGGTGGTCTTGGCGCGGGTCTGCAAAAAGTCGCACCAGCGGTAACAGCAGGCGCGGCAGAACTTATCAAGAAGGGCGTACCGCTTACAGTCGGTCAGAAGTTTGGCGGCATAGCTGGCGGCGTCGAGGAACGTGTATCTGGTCTGCCGGTTGCTGACGTAATAATAGGCGGCGCACGCAGACGCGCCGTCACTGGCTTTGAGCGCGCCGCATATGATGAAGCGCTGGCGCCAATAGGCAAGAAATTGCCAAAGGGCGTGAAGGGTCGTGACGCGTATATCAAAGCCGAAGAGATAATTAGTGACGCATACACTGATGTCTTAAAAGATATAAAAATACCAGCTCCAAATCAGATTATGTCGCAGATACCTGACGTTGCCTCTCAGTTGGAAAGTGTTGCGGCAGACAGGTACGCTAAAATAATAAAAAGAGAGCTTGTAAATAGGGTTGTCGATGACAAGTTGACTGGAGAGGCCTTCAAAGATGCTCAGAGCGCACTTCGGACAGAAGCGTATAAATTTCTTGGGTCTACTGATGCTTACCAGCGCGAGCTTGGTGAGGCGCTATTTGACACGGCCGGTGAGCTGACGATGGCTTTAGCTAAGTTTAACCCACAAAAAGCTGGCAATCTCGCCAACATAGACACGGCATACTCACGTTTCAAGCCTATGCAGATGGCGGCTGGCACAAAGGGTATGGCTGGCGGAGTTACTCCTGCTAAGTTGCTGGAAAAAGTGTATTCGCAATCTCGTAGATTTCCCGCTGTTTTGGCTAGGGGCGAGGGTCGCATGCAGGGGCTTGCCGAAACTGGCGCTGACGTGATCGGCACAAAGGTGCCTGATAGTGGCACGGTAGGTAGGTTCGCTATGCTCGCAACGCTTGGCGGCGGTGCGGCTTTCGATCCTGTTAGCACGGGATTAACCGCTGGCGGTTTATCAGCACTTTATTCGCCACTTGGTCAGGCTGTACTGGCTGGAACTAGAAGAGGCGGCCGCGATATACCGGGCATCATGCAAGGCGTTGGCGCCACAATGCGCTCACCAGCCGCCGGTGGGCTGTTAGCGCAAGAGCTACCCCGCGTAGACATCACCGAGAGCCTACCGTTTCAGCGCCGGATGGGGCAATGACGCGGGCGCGCAAATATGCTATAAACTAGCAGAGGATTTGAGATATGAGCGTAAGAGATTACAACACCACCCCGTCCAGCAACACGACGATTGCGTCTATCGACATCTCGGAAGGCTGTAGCCCGGCGGGTATCAATAACGCGATCCGCCAGCAGATGGCGGACATTGCGTCGGTGGTAGCCGGTGACGTCGGGCTGAACGTGTTGAGCCTTGCAGACGACGACGCGTCTGCCGCGCTGAAGTTTCAAGCGCCAGCGAGTGTAACGACAACTGTCACGTTTACCCTGCCGGACGGCGACGGCACCAGCGGACAGACGCTCATTACTGACGGCTCTGGCACGTTAAGCTGGGGCGCTGGTGGTGGCGGGTCATTTTTAGGCGACAGTGGCGGCGGTACGGCTGACATCGTGCGGGTGCATGAGGAGCAGCTAGACACGGACATTACGGTTGCGGCTAACACAAACGGTTTAGCGGCTGGCCCATTAACTGTGGCAACGGGAGTTACTGTGACTGTAAACGGTAATCTGGTGATAGCATGAGCGAGTTAAGAGCAGACACAATCACAGCAAGTGATGGCACCAGTCCTGTCACTCTGACTAAGCAGAGTGCGGCGAAGTGTTGGTCAAACGTAAGTAGTTCTCAAGTAATTAATGACAGCTTAAATGTAAGCAGTATTACTGATAGTGCTACTGGAAACTATGATTTAAATTGGACAAACTCGTTCAATAATACTAGCTACAGTCACGTTGGCGCAGATGGATTTTTTGGAAATTTCAACACAGAGCCGAACACGTTATCTACTGGTGAAGCAAATGTTTATATTTATAACAACTCTTTTGCATTAGTAGATGCTTCATTTGCAACGTCAGCACACGGAGATCTAGCATGAGTGAGATAAAAGTAGATACCCTCACTGGCAAGACCACCGCCAACGACATCACCGTGACTGTTGGTGCTACTGCTACACAGTCTCTGGAACAGGGGTTGGCGAAGGCGTGGGGGGAATTTGACGGTTCCGCTGGAACTATAAGTTATGGGGACAGTTTTAATTGCGCTTCATTAACAGATAACGGAACATCTGATTATTCTTCAGCAAGAACCAATAATATGGGAAATGCTTTGTATCCTGTTCTTGGGACAGCAGGAAAAACAACCACTGGTGAAAGAAATTTTAATGTTCCAGACGGTCAGTTTGCAAACACGACATCAACATTTAGGATGCAAATAACTACTTCTGATGGTGTGTTAGCATCAGACCAAGCGACTTTTATTAGTTTTGGTTCATTAGGAGATTTAGCATAATGGCTGGTAAAATTGTAGCAGATACGCTGGAACACAGCACCGCTGGGTCAATCGCCACGAACTATGTTGTGAATGGCGTAGCAAAGCACTGGGTAAAATTTGAAGGAGACGGCACTGTTGCAGTGTCAGACAGTTTGAACAACTCCAGTATTACTGACAACGCTACTGGTAAATACAATTTTGCTTTTGCAAGTAGTTTCAATACAGGAGATTATTGTTTTGCTGGTGGCGGGACAGTAGATGCTGGTTTGTACAATGTCTACATGCTGATTGAACATGATAATGGTGGCACGACCACTTCAACTATATTTACTGCATCCATGTCACCCTCCAGTGGTGGCACGTTTGTGGACGGTGAATTGCTATCGTTTACAAATACAGGAGACCTCGCATGACGCCTGACTTCACCGGCACACACCTGTTTGACCGTCTGTGCTGGGCAAAAGAAAACTTAGACGGTGTGCAGTCAGACTACCGTGTGGTCTACGAGGACAGCGTAGATGAGTGCGCCAAGATACTTGTGCCTGACCCTAACTGGATGGCGTGTGCGCTACAGGGCGGTATCCTGCCACCTGTGTGGGTGTACTGGGAACTGGCAAAGGACGAAGCGCAACCCAACTTCAAGAAGCATACACGAGGCTATCTGTTGCACCAGACAGAGCCTGTCGGTGCGATGACTGAAGAAGAAGCGATTGAATACCTAATCCAGAAGGATGTGCCACAGCACGTCTGGCAGAATTGGGATGAGGGCAACCGCCCGACTATGGTAATATGC